CGCATTGAATTTCACGAGGGTAAAATTCAATAGGGTCTAGCCACACGCTGTCAACAGTATTGTTAGCACCATGATATATGCAAACACGCTTTTCGTCTATAATGTCGCATCCTTTAAGCCTGCAAACAACATACTCTGGGTCAGCAAAAGCATTAGCTACGGTGCTTTTCAAAAACAAAACAAAGCCAAGAAGCAAGCCAGAACCAAGGACAGCCATCAAAATCCAAGCAACAATTTCTACAAACTTGCGCCTTCGTTGCCTCTGAATATACAAAGTTTCCTGTCGCTGCTTGCGAATTTTGCCTTCCATGGCAATTAATTCGTCCCATTTCGACTTGCCCATAGTCAAGCCAATCCAGTTTTGCAACTCTCTGCGTTGAGCCTCTGCCTTTTGTTTTGCAGCAAAAGTTTCCATTGCTTCTTGCTCGACAGACTTGCCAGCAAAGAGCTTCTTAAATATTGGGGGATTTTTTGCTTCTTTTTCAAGCATGTCTAGGTCGCTCAAAGCGCCCATCCATCTTCCAAGATCGCTTGCCATAGACTCAATATCACGGCCTATAGCAAAGCCTTTTTTAATGGCACTGAAAGCTGCTGAAGCAGTAGCCATTGCGGACACGGGATCCATTAATAAACCTCCACGCTGCCCTCTTCAATGTACTTCGGAATGCAATAAGCTGTGACTTTATCCTTAGAGTCCATCAACTCAATGCTGGTGTAATTCCCATACCTTTTAGCAGTTTGTGCCGCAAAATAATTACACTCCGTAATTGAGTAAAAATACATATTATTACTGATAAGCTGCCTATCAGCACCAGTGCCTAGATAAACAATCAATAAAAAAGCATGTATCATACAAGCCTTGTAGCTTTTCTTTTCCCTTCTAATACGGCCCCACACCCACGAGCAATCATCCCATTTTTGGGTTGATTTTTTACTTTACGCTTCCTTGTTTGCGGCTCAATAGTAGCCAAGCCGCCACTTTCCATCTTCTTAGCTTTTTTCTTTTTCTTCCCACCAGTACCGTAATTAGCAGCACCAACCTTTCGGCACTTAGCGATGGCTCCGCTTGCATAAGCGCTTGGAAAAACTCTGTAGCGAGCTTTTACTTTTCGATAACATGCGTCTTTTGGCATTTTTCTTCCTTTTCATAGGGGGTTTGCTAATTTGCTTACCCATCTGTGAACGGCCCATAGCCATTAGAATAGTTGTTCCATACCAGCCGCTGCAACTATTAATATAGCGATACCCCATAGCCTAGTATCAAGACGTTTTAGTTGGTCCTGTATATCGGCGTAACGCTTATCACAAGAAGCTTCATGCTTTTCTAATTGCTTCAAAACATCTTCTGGGGTCATTAACACTTCCATCTTTTTCTAGCCTGTCTCAAACGGCTGTTTGGATTTTTAGCTGCTTTAGGGAACTTCTTCATTTGCCCAGCAGAACGAGCGCAAAAAGACTTTCTACGCTTTGCCGCTTTGCTTCCGGGCTTTACTTTGCCCGTAACCGCTGTCTTGAGCTTGCTGCCGGGATTTTTACGTCTATATGCCGCAACCCCAGCTTTAGTCATTCCCGCCCCAGATTTAGTGGGGCGGAAGTTCTTTTTGTTGCGCGGAGGCATCTTCCCTTTGGAACTAGCCATTATTTTCTCTACGACAAGAAAATGGTTAATTGATTGCTAGAACCAGTGAAGGCAGAGACAAACGCACCGCTCGTAGCAAGAATACCGTCATCTGGAATGTTCAGATGGTGCATCCCTGTCGGAAACGTTTGCGTAATCAAAGTTTCACCAGAAGCACTGCCATTCTTAATCGTAAAAGCACCAGCCGCATTTGCAAAAATTACAATTTGACGAATGCGAGAACGAGCCGGGCCTACAACGGCAGCAGAGTCTCCTTGAGTATGATTAAAGGCTCTTACTGGACCAGCCATATCTGCCTCCTACTACGCGAGGTTGTTGTTTTGCTGATACAGAATTGTAAAGCGAACAAGACCTGCGTTTGTTGCAGCGGAACCAGTTACAGTCAAACGAATATCTGATGTCCCTGTATCCTGCCACGCCAAAGCTGCGCCTGCCTCAGTGGTTGGGTACTTGCGACCAGCAGTTGTGCCAGATGCAAAAGTATTCAAGATTGTAGCCGCTCCACCCGCAGTGTCTCCAACACTAAGATTGGTTGAAGTATTGGCTGCTGTAATAACATCAATAACACAATCAATGATTTGAGAATTTGCTGGGATGACAACATCAGTAACTTGTGCTGCGACTGCGCCGCCAGAAAGATCTACTGAAAATGTTTGAGCCATAACAACTTGACCTACGTTAGCAACATCTGTTCCAACAGTGGTTCCAGTTGTATTTTTAATGGTTCCGGCCTTAATAGGACCAGAGAAAGTAGTTGTAGCCATGCTTATCTCCTGTCGTGGCTAGTGTCAGACTCACAATGAGTCTGTCAGGGATTAATCTATTGTACATAAAAAAAGGGCGACTGTGAAGCCGCCCTTTTCTCACCTCGGAGAAGGTATTCTTTAGGCACCCGGTGAACCGAATACACAGCGTGGATCTGAGAATCCAAAGCTGTAACGCTCACGAGCCTTGAACCGCATGTTACCTGAATCGAAATCAGCTTCCATGTTGGTTGCAAGAGGCGCACGTTCAAAGTGCTTGAAGCCATTTGGAGCATCAGTCTTGATGAAGAACGCATCAGGATCTGTCAGGAAGTGGTTAATTGTATAACCCTCTGGCAGCATACCCATGTTCCGCATCGCGTTGATGTCATTATCCGCTGTTGATGGGCGGAGTGTTGACTCAAGCAGACGGTCAGCAACAAACTGAAGCTGTGGCGGCACAATAAGCTTCATGCCACGCAGGGCAATAATCATATTGCGCTCATCAACGAATGTTGAGATGTCGATAAGAGCATTCTCAAGTGATGTTTCGTTGAGGTCAGCAGCAGTTGATGGCTCGTTGCGGAAAGTTCCGCCACCAGCAAGCGGGTGAACCGCAGAACAAAGCTCAACGCCGTCACCACCAGTAAAGTTGGCATCAAATGCGTTGTTCAGTGTTGCAGCAGCTTTCACTTGTTTAGTGTGAGCCATTGAGCGAGCAAGAGCCTTTGTATAACGCGCACCAAGGCGGTCGTACAGGTTATCTTCCATAGCTTCTTCGGTCAAAGCAAACGCAAGAGCAATTGTTTCGTGCGTATAACGAGCAGAGTATGCTTCGTTTGCAGAATCAAATTGTACTCCAGCACCTTCAGCTTTGGTGTTGGCATTGCCAAATCCTACGAGCATGACCTCTTCTTCAAATGCACGATCTGAAGATTCGGTGTCGTAGATTTCAGCATGCTCGGCATCATAACGCTCATATTCCATTCCGAACAGAACGTTGAGGCCGGGTTCTAGCTCTTTCGCTAGTTGGGCGCGAGAAATAGCCATCAGTCAGCCTCCTTATGCCAAGCCAGTAGTGCCAGCGCTAAACAGATGATTGTTGATAACAACAATTACATTTGTATTAGCAGAGCTAACATCACTGTTCTCTGGGTCAGTGGAAATGTCGATGGCCTTGAGAGGCAAGCCAGCGGTAGTCGCGCCAGTTGTCACATCAATCTCTGTACGAGATGTGCCGGAGACAGTGCTACCAGCAGAGGCATCAACAATATCGAAATTACCAAACAGATCCGCTACAGGGAATGCAGCATCAGCTTGAATTTCGTATTGAGCATGTGGCGCATCAATAACGAAAGCTTCAATATCAGCAGCATTTGTAGAGGCTGGGTAAAAATTGGAAAAGGTTTCTTTTCCTGTAGTTGGATCAGTGTAGCGGCATCCGTTGAAAACACCCAAAACAAGATCCGTATTGCCAGCCGCGATACGCTCAATACCACCGCCAGTGACAGCTTTTACAATGTCACCTTGGAAGATTGAAGTACCGTAGTTAGCCGCAATGCGGTATTTGTTCTGCATGCCAATCAGATCGGAGCCATTACCTGAACGCGAAAGGCGTAGGCCAAAAGCGGCATCTTGATTAGCCATCTTTTTCTCTCCTAATTGTCAGCTACCCCTTTGGGTCCACCAAAGGACACAGAGGAGCTACGTTGCGGTTTTAGCTTTGGCATCGCAGCATTGGATTCACGCATCCAATCACGATCCACAGCTTCCATTTGGTTTTGCGTAGTGTTCTGGTAATGAGCATTACGCTGATCCGCAATTTCTTCAGGAATCCTAGCAAGAACTAGGCCTCCAACGCCAATTACGCCAGCGTTTCTTCCTTCGTCAATCACAGGCGCATCAAACTCTGGGTAATCCTCGGCACGAACCAATTCATATCCTTCGCGTCTACGCTTATGGACGTTATTGCGGTCATCGTATTCCATTACAGACTCACGAATCCACCTGTGTTTAAACCCTACAGGAGCTTCGGGTGCTTCCAAGGCTGAAGGCGGACGCCAATCTGCAACTCTCGCTTGTTTTTCACGGGTTTGCGAATCCCGGCTTGTGCGATCTGACATTATCCGTTCTTCCTTTTCTCTAGCCTTGCGACTTCTCGTGCATAATCTTCAAGCTTGATGCCCATTTTCTTACAAAAATCGACTTGTCCCTTGTTGAGTTGCACGGTGTCTTTCCGCCCATTTTTGGTAGCTGACCGTCCAGAGGACGCAGGGGCAACAGCTTGGGCGCTTTGCTTTTGCTCCTGAAACTTGTGCGGGAAATGATGACGCATACGCTTATCTATCTCCGCATAATATTCATCTGTAGATGGATCGTACCCTTCAACACCAACAAGCTGCGTGTGAATGGCCTCTGCACCTTTGCTCATAACCATATCCCCACCGGGGCCAAACCAAGAATTACGAGACATCCAAGACTTTAATTTGGGGTCCAAATCTTGTTGTTGAGGGGCTTGAGCGGGTTGCGCTGGCTGTTGAACTTCAGGCTCATCAACAGCTTGCTCTGAGCGAGCCTTTTGTATACGCAAACGCTCTTTTTCAATTGCAAGCTGCGACATCGCAGACTGCGCTTCAGCAACCTTTGCCATATCGCCAGCATCATATGCTTCTTGCATGGCTTTTTTAACAGCGGCCTCTTGTGTTTCAACACGAGCGCCGTATTCGCTAACATAGCCTTTGTCCAAATCAGCAAGACGCTTTTTCATTTCTTCGTTTTGCTGTTGGACCTGACGCGCATAAGCGTATGCAGCTTCGCTTTCCTCAAGAGCCTGCTTACGTTTCGCCGTAAGCTGGTTAATCCTCTTTTTAACGTTGTCGCTGTAATTTTCTAATTCGTTATCGTTTTCACCGTCAGGAGAAGCATCCTGTACAATTGTACTGGTTTCTTCTTGAGGCTGCTCGACAGAATCAGAAGAAGAGTTTTGCGGCTCATCGTTAAATTCGACAGCAACAAGTTCTTCTTGAGGTTCAGTTTCAGTTTGCAATTCTGCGTTCATTTCCATGTCTCCCACTATACATACGAAATATCGGCTGGGTCAAGAATAGTAGCGATAATATTGTCATCATTGATCAATCTTACCTCTAATCCATCGACTTTAAATCTGTTTCCAGCGTATCTTCCCATTAATACCCATGACTTCTCACTGCACCATGGGCCTGATGGGAATTTATTAGCGTCCAAATAAGCGTCTGGACCGACTTTTACGACATAAGCCGCAACTGTTGCAAAGCTTTCACGCTCTCTAACAGAGTCAGGGATGATAATCCCGCCAGCACTTTTTTGTTTCATGTAATATGGGATCACAAGCAGACGATACCCCACAGGCTGTGGCAGTCTATCAATAGCACTTAGCTCCATCTTAGATGGATCTTCTGTGTTTTTCTGATTGGGATCTTCGGGGTTTGCCTCAAACCCTTTGGAGATAGCGGCTGGGACCGGACTGGACTCAACCTCT